AATTTTATTTATATCATCAAAAATTAGTAATTTCTTAACATTAAGTAATAAGGCTTATGAATATCATGTTGTTGATGATATAAATAAAATTCGTGGTCGAAATATAAATAACCCTACTCCAGAAATGAAAGCAATTGGTGGTACAGTCAATAAATATCTAATTAAATCATTGATTGATTCCTTTGGTTTCTATTCTAATGAGGGTAAATTTGTTTCAACAATAGCAATTGGTTTACGAACTGATGAATTAGCAAATAGTATTAAACAAGCTGTTGAGAAGATTGGTGAAGGTTATTTTTTTAGTTGTGATGCTTCAGCACATGATGCACATCAACATGCAACTTTATTGGAGAAATGCGATAATGTAATTGTTCGTGCTTTATTACCAGATATATTACCAAAAACTGGTATACCTATGTGTCATTACGACAACATTCTTGATGCACTAACAAAAACTAAACGTCATTTTGTTTGTTATTATCCAAAGACAAGGCGTAAAATGTTTACATGTGTGTGTAAAGGCACGACATTTACAGGTCATCCAATTGCAACTTCATGGGGAAATAGTTTAAGGGTGAGCTTATATATGCAATTTGTTAGAGCAAAAGCTCATATTCCAGAGGATAAGATTATTGTGTTTGTTGCTGGAGATGATGTGTTATGCTATATATCAAAAGATTATTTGCAATTATTCTGTGCTGCATTTAATAAGGTGTATAGTGAAAAAGATAATATTAAGTTTGGTTTAGGTCAAGTAGCTAGATTTGCTAGTATTGACCCACATAAGATAGATTTCTTATCAAAAATTGGTTATTATGATTATAAGTACATGACTATGCCAATATTATCTCGGAATTGGTTAAGAATGATACGGTGTGGTAATGTGATGGAAATTGCTAGTTTAGCTCATATGACTTTGGAAGAGCATGCAGCTGCAGTTACATATTGTCAATTAAGTTCATGTTCGAATATAACATTGCCAAGTGCTGTTGCCAATTTGAGAGCTAGGAAGTTTTTATTTAGTGATTTGACAGGTCAAGATCGTCAAAAGTTGGAATTTAAGATAAATAAATTCTTTAACCATCACAATGAGTATGTTTATTCTGCTTATGACAATTTGTGTTTAGATTCATTAGCAGGTATAAATTTAACTCAACATAATGTCAATGCAATATCAAATGAGGTTTATTCACAAATAATGGTCGGTTCAGGGTTTACCCTTAAAAATAAAGATAAGAATATGGCAGAAATAGAAATTCCAAAACCAGGACCTGATAACACATTGACTGCTGAAGAATCGGCAAAATATACCAATCAGATTGCGTCAGATATCCCAAATCTTGAGGATCAAACAATTGCAACGAACCTCGCGAAGGATAGATTGACAAAACCTGAAACTAAAAATACTTACAAGAAAGCAAAAGCTGCGACATATTTTAAAAAATATGGTGATGATAATAATATTTTCCCTTGGTTTAGTAGACTACCTTATAGTAAGATGGATTGGGTGTCTAATATGATAACTAACGATAAGCTATCAGCATATGACTATGGTTTATTGAAAAATACTTGGATGCCTAAGTCAGAGAGGGAGGCAATGCTGAAGTATTTTCAATCTAAGATTACAGACTCCAAGAATATAACCCAAGGCTATCAAACAAAGAGTAAATATAAGCCAGTTACTGTTGAAGGCCAATTGAAGTATGCCTTAGTTAATCCTGGCATAATCAATTTAGAATTACCAACATGGTTGTTGAATACTATTAAAAATAGTTTAGATGATGATGGTTATAAGCTATTAAACAATGCAATACATGAATTGGTATTAAATTGGGATAATAAACAAGATAGTAAATCCGAGATGGATTTGAAGTCCATGAGAGATGAGCTAGAAGATATTGATGTAGAGACTTCAGCTGATCCATTTGTCCGCAAGCAAATTAATATAATTTCAAAAATTGTTAAAGAAGTACTAAAAGGCCAAACAACAAATAGAGTTATGGAACAATTGTCAAGTGAATTAAATTCAGTTTATCAAATGTCAAAAAATCTGTATTTAGATTCACTTTTGAGGCCATTTGAGGCAATCAATTGTAAAGTTCCTGCACCAATACCTGTGCCTACTTCTT